ATTAAGTAAACACAAAAATACCAAAATACTATGGCAGTTACCGCAGGTACAATACTCGCAAAAAACATGAAGCTATACAGCGGAGCAACGGCATTCACTTGTCAGGTTGACGCTTCTATGGCGATGTCAACTAACATGTTTGAAACCACATGTAAAGATTCAGCCGCAAATGCCGCTTTTCTTCCTGGAAATAAGTCGTGGACGGCTTCAGTAACCGGGAATCTAGCTTTTGATGCAACGCTAGGCTTTAGCACAACTACTACAGGTCTTTTTGACCTGTGGGATGACCAGACGGTTGTTTCCTTGGTCTTTCAAGATGGCGTGGTGGATGATACTAGCTACGCCGGAGATGCTTACATATCCAGCTTGAGCCTTGAATCCAGCGGCAATGATAACGCCGTTACGTTTTCGGCTGAATTTACTGGCACAGGCGCTATTACTCAGGCTATAATCACATAAAAACAAACAGGAAGGCATGACTACCACAATGATAAAACTAGGCGGCAAGCAGCGACCTGTACGGTTTGGGTTTGCCGCCCTTTACCAGTACGAAGAAACGACCGGCCGCAAGGCGCTTCAGGACTTTGCTACGCTATCAATTGACCCTCAAAACATTTCTGTTAAGACGGTGACTGATATAGCATTTTGCGGGCTATCCTGTGGGCACCAATCACTAAGCCAAACGGTGACTTTTACAGAGTTCGATGTAGCTGATTGGGTGATGGGCGACGAAAAGGCACTAACTAAGATTTTCAACCTTTTTGAAAAGTCGTTTCCAAAGGCCAAAGAGGCGAAATCAGATGAAGCAGCGCCGGGGGAAGCGTAAGCGGCTTTGAATGGGAAGACCTTTTAGAGCAAGCCGCGCAAATCGGGCTAAGTGAAAGTGAATTCTGGATGTGTACGCCGCTTTTCTTTTCAGCAAAGCAAGGCGCACACCTGGACAAGCACAAAGAGGATAAGGAGGAGTTCCGAATGTTGGCCTTTATTATGGCTAAGGTTGCCGGGGATAAGTCCAAGACGCTGCATTCTTTCATGCCGCTACCCTGGGATGCGAAACCAAAAGAGTTTGAAGCGCAAACGGAAAAACAAAAAGCTGTTAGGGCCAATTTTGATAAGTCAGCAGATGATGTTCTAAAAACGGCAAATCCTGAAGCGTATGCAGCTTATATGGCTGGCAAAAATAAATAATCAATGGCATCAAATGCGCTTTCAAATCTAAACATTCGACTAGGCTTTCTTTTTGACAAAAAGAGCCTTAGAAGGGTTGAGCGCAGTTTGCAGCAGTCCGGGCAAAAGCTGTCTGCATTAGGTAGTGCTATGACTGTTTCTATTAGCGCACCATTGGCACTACTAGGCGGCGCAGCAATCAAGACAGCGGGCGAATTCGAGCAACTTTCACTAGCAATGGAGGTAATGTTCACAAATGCCGGACGTAGCACCGCAGAAGCGGCAGCTGAAGTAGAAGCACTACGGAAAGCGGCACAGGCTCCGGGCCTTGCATTTGAACAGGCGGTACAAGGATCTATTCGCCTTCAGTCGGTGGGTGTTTCGGCTGAAAAGGCCAGATCTACTATTGTTGAACTTGCAAATGCTGTAGCATCTACAGGCGGCACCGCTCAAAACCTCGATAGTGTTACCGTACAACTTTCTCAGATTATTTCTAAGGGGCGAGTATTAACCCAAGACTTACGGATAATCAAGGAGAACATGCCCATCATTTCCAAGTTGATGGAGCAAGCGTTCGGCACCTCAAACGCTGAAGCAATCCAAAAGCTAGGAATTTCCGGGGTTGAATTTACAGACCGAATTACGGCTGAAATGAAGAAGCTCAACCGTGTTGAGGGTGGAATCACCAATTCCATTGTAAACGCGGGCATAGCTATAAAGGTGTTCTTAGCTAGCATTGGTACTGAAATCAATCGTGCTTTCAATATTAAAGACATTGGCGAATCATTTGCGAATACGCTCAATGAGATGGCGGCTAGTTTCGCGGCCCTGGATGATAGCACAAAAAGATGGATAGTACAGGTGGGGTTAGCTTTTGTTGCGCTAGGCCCACTTGTAAAGGTCTTTGGAGTAATGAAACTCGCTGGCGCTCAATTAGTGGGCGCGTATGGCGGCATTGCTGCTGGACTTAAAGTCGTTCGAACTGTTGTGCTTCAAAATATAGCCGCCTTTAATGCCCTAAATCTAGCGACCAGGGCTTTCGTTGTTATTGGCATTGTTACTGCCTTGGCTTCATTAGCCTACAACATGGGTGCATTTAGCAAGGAGCTAACGACAGCGGCTAAGGTTCAGAAAGAACTTAATAGTGTTCAGAGGGAAGCAGCGGGGGCGATTGCTCGCGAGAAGTCAGAGGTTGACCTTTTAATAAAGACAATCAATAGTGAGGTTACAAGCCGGGAGGGCAAAGAGCGGGCGCTAAAGAAGCTGCAGGCGATTAGTCCAAAGCATTTCGGGCAACTTAAAGTTGAAAAAGGACTTATTACAGGGCTAACGGATCAATACGACTTATATGTATCAGCGCTGCTAAAATCAGCTAAGGCCGCAGCGGCAAGAGAGCGAATAATAGAGATCGAAAGGGAATTATTGGATTTGGAAGACCAAAGGGTTGAAAAGATTGAAGAATATGAATTTGCAGCGGGCCTTGCTGGACAAACAAGGGAAAAAGCACTAAAGGCTGAATCTAAAAGCTATAATGACCAGGTTGCTGTTTTAACAGCAAAACGTGACGCATTAGCTAATCTGGTAATCACCACAGAGGCGGTTAACGAAGAATCCGAGGAAACCGTTAAGGGTGGCAAAAAAGAGGGCGATGTAACAACGGAGCTTACAGGTAAATATAAGCTATTAAAAGAGGTTCTTTCCGACATTGCAAATGAGCGCAGCCGTCAAGACCTGCTAGGTGCTTCAGATATTGAGGCAGAAGCAAAAGCCATTGAAGGCGGCCTAAAGCGCTTACTTGATGGTGGCTTTACCCCAACGAGTGCGGCGGTAGTTAAACTAGCAAAAGAATTAAAAAAGCTATTTGGAGGGACAAAAATTAAGCCCTTTGATGTACTCCCCAAAACGAGGGCGCCGAAGGGTATTCAAATACCAGAAGAGGACGCAATACCTAAGAGTGTGTCTAGCGGACGGGAGATTGAAGCACCAAAAGCTCCCAAGGCAGTAAAAGTACCTAAAGTAGCTAAAGAAACATTCGACCAAGTAATTGAGTCTATTCGCGGTATGGACGCGGCGACGGCGGCATCTTTTGCGAAAACAGAGAAAGGTATAAAAGCGATGGGAAAGCTGTGGAAAACAGCTTTCAAAAATGTAGCAGTAGAAGCTATTAACGGTGTTGGACAAATATTGTCTAATTCCCTTGATAATAGAAAATCCAGCGAATTAGCAGCACTAGACGAAAAGGGAGCTAGAGAGCTGGAAGCCGCAAAAGGCAATTCTGACCTCCAGGCAAGCATACAAGAACGACTAGACAAGAAACGTGCGGAGATTGAAAAGAAAGCAGGTAAACGAAAAAAGCAACTAGCACTTGCAGAAGCCGCTGTAAACATTGCTGTTGCCATAACAAAGGCCGCATCTTCATTGCCATTCCCTTTCAATCTTCCAGCTATTGTACAAGCGTCTGCAATTGGTGCTATTCAGCTGGGCGTGATTGCTTCACAGAAATTTGCTAGAGGCACAGAGTTCGCTTCAGGGGGCCTTTCACTCGTTGGTGAGCAAGGCCCGGAATTAGTGAGCCTACCGCGTGGCAGTCAAGTTATGAGCAATGCAAACATGGGGCGCTTAGGATCGGGGCAAAGTGTAAATGTATCGGGCACCTTCAGGGTAGCTGGCACAGACTTAGAATTAGTACTAGAAAGGACACAAGAACAAAGTAAAAGAATAAGGGGCTATTAATGGCAAAACGCTTTCACTCTGACTATTATTCAACAAACGGGTTGATCTATGCAATCGAAATCTATGACACTGATTTCGTAGGGTCTTCTACGTCGTTTAATACAGACAGGGCGGGCGCTGTTATCAAATACACCGGAGAAACTAAAGAGC